GTCCCAACCCTCTTACGAGGCTTGAGGCAGCGGGGTTCTCCCGAGAATTTCGTTAGCAATGTCTGGGTCCACTCTGACCTTCAACGCGTTGAGCGAAGAAGCAAGGGCCTTCAGGCTCTTCACACCATGCCGCTTCGAGAGCGGCCTGATGTTCGGAACCTGAGGGACCTTAAACAGAGCGGACCGTTTGGTCCTTGTAGGTCTACCCGAGTCTCTCTTCCTCTTCACGCCGCCACCCAAGGTACGATACAGCTGTTCAGCTGCAGCGGACTTGACGGCTACGATCCGAGGAAGTGGAACAAGTGTGCCTTCTCCCGGAGGACTCACTGCGTACAGTGGGTCCCTCTCGACAGCTCGCTGCGCTTTGTAGAAAAGCGAGGGCTGCGACGGCACTTGAACCAGAGACTTAGGGTAGAGGCCCTCCTCTCTGAAAGGCCGCTTGGCGGCGAGACTTTCCGCAACTCCAGTATCGTTCCTACGGCTGCAAGCAGCCGCAAGACGACACCGGATGGATCGACTCACCGCCAAACCTCGACCCGTGTAACCAAGTCCCCCACACTCAGACGGAAGTCGGAGCCTGGGGTCCCTGGAAACAGACGGGAAGAGGGTCCTAACTACTCTCTCAGCTCGTTTGAGCATCAGTGGATCACACCGATGATCCGCCGCCACCGGGGCCCGAAGGCCCGGAGCGGGACAAGGAGGGGGGTAGAAAGGAACGGTCTTTCCCTTTGTAACGTGAACCATCATCTCGCACATCGTGAAAGCGGTGCGCGAGAGGAAGGTCTTCGCGGTGTTCACTCCTGCGCCGATGGACTCGACGGCAGTCTGATATTGGTCAGCCTCATGGGAGGAAGACGCGATAGCAGCTGCATCGTCCCCGTGGATAGCCGCGGCCGTAAAGGCCTGGCACGCCCACGCGTTCAACCAGGAGAGAACTACAAAGGAGAGAGGAGTGCCCATCGGAGATCCTCTCCTCACAGCCCACCTACCTACTTGGTCGGAGAACCAAGTGGTGGGTATGCTGAGACCCAGTCCAAGCTTTATCGACGTGAGATCCGAGGAACGGATAGCGCCGACATCGCAAAGACTGTCAATAACTACTTCAACCGCGTTGTGGTACAACCCGTCTGTAGCCTTAGAGAGGTCAACAGACACGAAGTACCCACCACGGTTACCGTTTTGGAGTTGGGATGGAACGCTGGCACCGGTCCTCGGAATGAAGTGCTCCCTAGGAAGCATATCACAAGATTCGCGGCACCACGTTCCTTCAACGAAGGTAAGAGCATTCGGCACGCCGAGTACTCTGTACTTCATCCCCGGGCTTCGGAGCGCTATGGCCTTAGAGAAGGTTCCTTTAACCGGGTTATCGGAACGTTCTCGACGGGCACACAGCACTCCAAGGCACCGGACCACCTCCTCATCGGACACGGCAATGGTATGACCGCACCCACGAACCTTACGCAAGCAGAACGTCCCAAGGGAGTCCTGTGCAAAGGTTGTGAGTCCCTCGAGGAGGACCTCGGGATCCCTGCGCAAGCGCCTGGACCGACGTCGTACCGAGAGGATGCGTTCCTCACCAAAGCCATGGAAGTAGCCATTGATCCCGCCTTTCGCTCCGGGGAGCTCGAGGCAGGAGGAAGTAGAGGATGGCAGTACACGAGGGGTCCGGCGAACAACATGTCTCGGGAAACGAGACTTGATGAACGCGCGGATGTCGTTTACTGCCCACTCCGGTGCGGAGCCCCCTTGCATCGCAATCCGCTTTGCACTCAGGAGCGCCTCTCTCTCCCCTCCAGAGGGAGGGTACGGGAGAGCGCGAGTGAAACGCGAGAAAGCGAAGCCGTCACGACTCGATTCCCAGGCGAGCTTGCACAAACACTGCGCTATTCCACGGGGGAAGAACGCAGGCAAGTCATACATCGACCTGAGAGACGAGGCGCGAACCGCGTGCCCGACGTCTTTCAGAACCTTCGCTGTCCAGTACCAACCACGAGTGGTAAGTACTTTAAGCGTCCAGTTCCGGAATTCGACGGACACACGGAGGGAGCTCCAACCTGCATGGACCAGACCAGACCAACAGGCTGTCCAAACCTGTTGATCTTCAGACACAACGCCTTCACGGTGCCTCCTCGACTGTGCGTGCTTACGCACGGGCAGTAGAGGTCGCTCCGCAGAATGGCTCTTTACAAGTGACGAAAGTCGCTTGTAGGTGTTCCGTTCGCGGG